TATTTATAATTGTCGACTTACCGATTGACGTTAACGCACCTATTACTGTGATTTCTCCCTTTTCCATACCTCCATTCATCATATCATTCAGATGACTCCACGCAGCAGGGAAGGGAATCTTTACATTGTTATCTTCACTTTCAAAGTCTTCCCACATTTGTTCAAGGTGCAACACGTCAACACGACTGAACGGTACTGCTTTCCAGAATACTTGCTTGAGTTCTGACACCCTACCTGCTTTCAGTAGGTCAGAAGCATCTTTTACACCTTGCGGAAACTTAGCAATAAACGCTTTACCTGGTGAAAGCAACCTAGCTGCTTGCTCAACATAACGCTGTGCTGATTCATCATTATCAAAAGCAAGTACAACCTTATCGAAACTATTAACGTATTCAAAATTAGCTTTTAACTGCTTGATGATACTACCATCACCGCAAGTAACAGAAACACAAGGTGTCCAGTATTCATTACCGTTGTTATTGGTGCGAAGAACTTCAGCAAACGACATAGCATCTTCTTCACCTGTAGTAATAACTAGATATTTCTGACCCGGTTCAAATACAGATTGACCGAATAACTCATTGATTGCTTTTACATTACCAATACACGTGAAAGTCTTAGGGATTAGTCGTTTCTTATATCCTACGATTTTACCAGAACGAGTGGAAGGATAATACCTAGAAATTACTTTGTTGTCTCCTTCAACTTCAGTATGAACCCCGTACTTCGCCGATGTAATCTTAGTAATACCACGATCTTTCCAACCACGGAAAGGAATTTTTTGAATATCTGAGAAATCAACTTCTTTGTTACTATCTTTACTAATAGTATCTTGTATTTTCACCCCATGTTCCTCAAGTTGATCTTGATTAAAGTATTTGTTACAACTAAAACAAAACGCATCAATTACTTCTTCATCTTCTTCATTTACCTTTCGATAAACAGCCATAGCATCACTACTAGGACAAGAAATACAAGAGGTGTGATAAAGTAGCTTTCCTTCTTTATTCAATTAACCCTCCTTAAACTCAATATCAATCGCTTTAATATTTTCTCGATTAAACACAGAAACCCCTGACGTATCCTCCGCAATTACCCAATTACCTTTGATAATTACTTTATCAGCATCTCCTGAATTAGTTTTGCCGTCAAGAAATGTAACAGTAGAACTAAGATTACCTTCTACTACATAATCATCCTTGGTAAATTCCATAGATTACTCCTGATAAAATTCTTGATCAATATCATCAATATGATACTTCTCTTTCTTAATATCACCTTCGTGATATTTTTCATAATAAGGCTTACCCAAAGATACCCATAGATTTTCAAACGTATATTCAATCTCTTGTACATCCGTTATGTCATCAACTAGAAGGGTGACGTTCATTGCATCATACATTGCGCTTCCGAACTGTACTTCTGGTTGAAATGTGATCTCCTTGTCAAAGGTTTCGCCGCTTCTGGCGAAGCCGCTCTCAATACCTTCACGATACCAAGGTTCATCTTTCCAGATATAAACGTAGATATTAATGAAGTATTTTACGCCTTCTTCATCTGTAACCTTCTTCTGCAGTAGATAATCGCAGTTTTTCAAGCAATCCTGATTGTAACGCTTGTATCCTGCTTCAATGAATTTCTTTTCAGATAGTTTCATCTTATTTCCTTAGACTGGAAATTTGAACAAGTACAGAAATAGCTTGCATAAACATATCTTGAGTACGTCTATCGAGTTCTTCCCAAGGTACGTTACCTCCACGCAGCTTTTGAATAGCTAGATAGAATTCTTCTACTTTACTCATAATGATTTCCCGGCTTATAACAAATATGATTATCCCAAGCATTCAGTAGTTTTCGTAGATAATCCAACTGAGCATAATCAAGGTAAATCTCATCTAGCATATCTACAAGTACTACCTTTACTCCGCTACCATCGTCCTTGAGTTTAGCAAGAGTAGAACCCTTCAACCAATCCTGATAACCAGCATCAGATTTAACCTTGATAGTACGTTTGGTTTTATTTACGATAATCTTCTGAGTGCATTGCCCATCGGATTCGTAGAACTTAATCTTATTACTATTACTCATAGCCATTCTCCTGATTCCGCTTAATTTCCCGTAGTTTACCCTTATCTTGCTTACGTTTCTCTTGATACTTCTCTTCCTTTTTCATCTTACGAATAACTGGCTTGTCTTCCTCTTCAAAGTATTCCATTTCGTCAAGGAACTCTTCAAGGTCAAAATAGTCTTGATCATACTTAGCTAGGTTCATACTTCTAGTTCTTCCTCTTGGTTAAGTTCAGGTGTTTCATTATTCAGTTTTAGTACGATAGCACTTGCTTCATCGAATGTCAACTGCTGGTTAATCTTTGTTTCATTTGCGTAAACATCAAATAATTGTTTACTAGCAGGGCTACGAACCATAAAATAAAAGATTTTATTCATTAGTTTTACCTTTTAGTTTCTCATTAATAATCAAATCAAGTGTTTCTTCAGGAAGATTTAGTAAATTTTTACACAAGTGATCAGGCGCTAGACTAATACTCTTCCTCGGTTTTGTCAAGGTTTCCTTACCATCAAACAAAGGATTCTTGAATGTATAAGGCTGTCGTACCTTTGGTGCAAAGTAACCTACACCTTTGAAATGCACAGCACGACCACTAGCGATAATCTCAGCGATAGCTACTGCTGTAAAGTACAGTACATCTTCAATTTCATACTTATGATACCCTGAGTATTCCTTGATTAAATCCATAAGGTCATTATGGCTTAATCGTTCAGAGTATTGCCTATGTTTAACACTACGTATACCCCGAAGGATGTTTTGTTGTGGTCCTTCCTTGACCCAATCTTTTCTCTTAGTCATTGTTCAGAATCTCAGACCTAACTTGTTTCCAAGCTTTATGTAGAGCCTTACTTACCATATCAGCTAAATCTTCACGATTATTCACTTATATTCCTCCTGATGCTGACGTAGAAGATTCATTATAGCATAACCTACTTCTTGTGGAAACCTTTCATCGCGAAGGCCATCAAGATCATCATTAAGTAGATTATTCATATATTCTTCACATTCTTTATATCCCCAAGAAAACTCAATATTACTTGAGATTTTTGAAGAGAAGTTACGAATAGTCTCAAGGTTAGATTCCTTGTTGAACTCTTTAAGTTCTTTTTCAGTAATATATGACATGGTTACTCCTTAATTAACGTTGACTTAGATAGAACCTATGCTTACCTTCTACTGTATAGACTTTCTTCTTCCTTGTCCAGCGATTACTCACCTTTGTTGTCGTGTAGTGCAGGACGTTATCTGGAAGAAGACTTTCAAAGTTACCTTGAACTACATCATAGGCTAACTCCGTGATGAAGTCAAACTTTTTCTTCTCAGCTACTTCAGGTACAGCTTTAAGAGTCAATCCTTGTTCTAACCTTTCATGAACAAATGAAAATTGCTTAGGTTGTAGCATTACTTCGCAATAAGTATTAGGATACCTTGAAGAATTCTTACGATTCTCTACTACAGATAGAACGTACTTGATACCTAACTCGGACTCAGAACGACTTTCGTGCCATAGCAGACTAACCAAGCATTGATATTCCCTGCTAACATCTTTGTTGATCTTACCTGAATAAGTTCGTTGCTGCTTGCTGTTCTCAATATTGTAATGCTCTTCAGTGTATTGCACAGGATACAATAATAAAGATACTATCAAAACAATAATAAAAGGTTTCATTTATAATTTAAACAACAATATTACTAATCATGAATTGTAATTCCAATAACAGAACTACTTTTAAAACAAGCAACAACTTCGTTCTCTGTATTAAATAGTACATCATGTTGCTCGCCATTATAAAATCTACAACCAACTCTAGAAGCATCTTCATGATACTCTTTAGTTTTCTTTCCGAAAAGCCAATAAGTAACAGTTATACCTTTTCTTTTTCTTTTTGCCATACACACTCACCTCCAATATTTAATAATTACTTCTACGCATCTTACTAATATTATATTTCTTTGGCATCCTTTCTTGAATACGTTGTCGGTTAATCTTGATCGCTTCTGGTGTAGGAATATAGTCCTTTATCAACCTGCTGTCAATACCTGCAAGTAAATCTTCACGTGGAATAGGGTTAGGTTTATACCCTCGAATTGGTTTGTTAAAGTAAGATCATTGTAGCACCTAAACTTGTACTTGTCAGTAGATACCAAAAGAATAAAACCTTCAAGGATTTCTCCGAGAAGGTTTCTTTGGTTACTAACTTACTTTACGAATTGTTCTACAGGAAATGCTTTACTGATTTGTTCCGCAATCAACCGAGCCAATTCTACATGCTCTAGTTGTGTCACACCTTCTTCTGTCCGTACTTCAATATAATGAATCCAAGAACGAATAGTTCCGTTAACATATAGACGAGACATCGTAAGACCTTCTGGAAGTATTACACGAGCGCATTCCTTAGCAATGCCTTTGTCAAGAGCTTCAGAGTATGCTTTAGATACTAAACTAAGAATCTCTCTTTGTTTATCTTCCCACCAGTTATTTAGTTGGATTTGATCGTTTGATAGTTTCACACTGTTTTGCCGATTCTTGTTATCCTGCAACCGTGCTTCACGAAGTACAAAACTATTATCTAGTTGTGTAACATCTGCATATCGTTGGCTAAACTCTTGAAATGAAAAGCTGCGGTGGCGTAGAAGTTGTCGTGCAATGTCTCGTGGTGCTTCTACCTCTACTACACAATTAGCCATCTCAAAAGGTGAGAAATGCTTGTACTTTAGCAGATAAGCAATCAGTTTATCTGTTGTTGCGGTATTCATTTGGTTACTAGGATTAGATACACGAGCACAATACGTAATCAAATCCTTAAGATTGTTCAGATCATCAACTACTGGTTTTGATACTGAAATTAGTTTAGCTTTCAATTATTTCTCCTTTCAAACAAGATTAAACTTACTATTAACATCAACCTTAAACCTATGATCCAACCTTCGTCCCATAGAATCATAAGGATATTCGTTAGTTGTACCTACTTCATTTAGAAGGTAGTACGGCATTCTACAGCAAGATTTAACCTCTTGCAATACAAGATATTCATTACCAAGAGAATCCTGATAGATTTTGTTAATTGAATCAGAGGTTAGTTTCATATTTTCTGTACCATAACGCCGTTAGTAAGCAGGTATTCAACCCCTTGATTGCACCTATAGTCATACCTGTAATAAACACTCTTAATACCTGCATCTTTAATTCGTAGAGCGCAGAATTTACAAGGTTGGTGTGTTACTAGCATAATGCAATCTTTGGTAGTTTCGTTACTGTGAAGCATACGATCAAGACAAGCCTGTTCAGCGTGCCTTACATACCAAGCCGTATTACCTTCTTCATCTTCACATACGTTTGTATAAAAACCAGAAGGAGTACCGTTAATTCCAATACTCAGGATAGAACCATTCTTAATAAGCATAGCACAGACTTTAAGTCTAGTAGCTTCTGATGTTTCAGCAAACCTTTCAGCCATATCCATGTATGCTAGAAGATACTTTGACTTCACACATCCCACCCTTCAGGTAGATCATAAGAACTAATCAAAGAATACCCTACATCAAGATTAGCGTCATTGCGTGCTGTCTCTTCATCTGTACTTATAGTAAATACTACTCGATAGCGGATAACTTTACCGGAAGGATTTACTAAATCTTCCAGCATACTTTTATCTTCAAATTTGAATAGTTTCTTAGTCACAGTTATATTCCTTTTCGTACCAGTCGTGGATTTTACCTTTGATGTACTCATCAGTATCTTCATCAACTTCGATATTCAGTTGATTACCTTCTGAATCAACTAAGGTATATTCTATCTCTTCGTATCCGTAGTAGTCAAGGTCTGAATCCCAAGTGTAAGGATTAGGCGGAACCTTAAGATAACGATTTACTTCAGCAAAACAGAAAATATCCTCTTCTGTGTCTTGCTTGTAAATCCAGACTTCAATCTTTGGGTAGTTACTCATTAAGGAACCCCTTGAACAAAGCAGTTACCTTTTCCTTAATATCAGAAGCTCGGTACATTTCCACCTCTTCTTTTAGACGGATGTTTTCTTGCTTAACTTCTACGTTGTCAATCTGGATTGTTTCAAACATTACTATCTCCTTAAATATAAAACTCTTCTTTACCTTGATCTGTCGTATAGATTACTTTCTTTACTCCGTAATCCTTGATAGCTTCCAAACACACAGGACAAGGAAAAGACAGTTTAGGATTACCCTTTGAATCAAACCGCTGTACAAGTAGAGTATGCACAGGTTTTCCTTTACTACGAATCAATGCAGCTATTTCAGCGTGCAACGTTTGCCTGTAACTCTGCCCTGCTTTAATTGCGTAGCGTTTTTGCTCTGGATGTGATTTAGAGTAAGAGTTTGTTCCTACAGAAATCAACCGACCTTTTTTATCAAAGCAACTAGCCGTAATTACGTATCTGGTTTTCATCTTAAATCTATCTAAGGCTTAATAAAACCTACCTAGAAACCGTTAAAACACAACAGGGTATATCTACCTATACCTTTACTATTTTATCGGCTTAGAGAGGCTTTAATCAAGCCTGTTTCTAATAATCGTCAGAAGACCAAAGGTCTTTCTCAGGTAGAACTAGACGATACCCCGAATCAAGCCAATTGTCAAAGACTAATTTCTGGACTTGTTCTTGAGTGTAACCTAGTTCTTCTTCTGTTTCAAATTCATCTAATTCTAGGATTGCTGTCATTAAGCACTCCGTAGTTTCTTTAGTTTACTCTGAATAGCAGCTAGTTTCTTACTTCTCTTCGTAAGTTTACGAATTTCAGATTTACAATCATTAAGATACTTGAAGTGAATACTTGTTTCTTCATCTTCTGGATTACAGAAGGAATAAAAGTAAGCAGCATCGTGCTTTGCAATACCAATTAGGTTATCCAGTAGGTTTAGTTTCTTAGTAAGTTCGTGAACAAGCACATCAATCTCAGCTTTCGTAAAGATACCTTGCTGATCCTTACAAGCCTGAGTATAACCATCACGATAACCTGCAGTATGTCCTAGTTCAAAGTAACTAGCTTGAGGTGTAGTAAAGTTTTGCATGTTATTTCTCCTTTCGTTTAATTAAACACTCTTGCGATATTCCAATTCTTTCTTCATAAGTTCTTCAACCCATGTACCTTTGATGTGCATCTGTGTATCAATGATAGCCTGCAAATGTTGTGAAGTCAAGTCCTTCAGAGGAACAATCTTAGGTTCTTCTGTACCTGTTTTACCGTAGGTCTTCCAAGTAAACAACTCTCGTTGAACCTCAAAAGGATCGTCTGTATAAACTGACATATCTTTCCAGTTACTCCCTAGAACCCTTTGATAATCCTTACCTCCATCGACAGATGTACCACCACAAGGACACGTTACGAAGTCATGCCTAGTTCTACTTTCGATTACTGCGTTACAGTCTAAGCATTGTACTCTGTTTGATACTAATTGTGGTTTAGTCATTACCTAATTCCTTGTTTAAAGATCAATCTTACTACGAAAATCAAGAAACACAGGTAGCAAAGGAACATTATCCTTGGAATAATGAAAGAATTTAATCTTTGCTAGCTTACCTACAAGGTTATCACGATCTTTCCAAAGCTGCAACCTTAGTTCATCTGTGAAACCAGTTCCGCAGTTAAACCTGATACCATCCTTAGTTTGTAGCACAATAGAACCTAGCTTGTCAACAAGAACTTTACCTTCCTTTGCCGAACTACGTGTTAGGC